CTTGGTGAAGAACAATTTGACCAATACCTAACAGACCCAATGACTTATCAAAACCCATTACCAGTTGCACTAAACACGCCAAATGAAGTTCAACAGGCTGAAATGGGTATAACACAACAAGGAGTCCAAGGATGAAATTAGCAGAACAAATGAAAATAGTGTGGGCCAATAATTTTACCACCTACACTAAGGCACACGGATTCCATGTCAATGTTGTAGACTGTGAATTCTTCATGTGGCATCAATTATTTGAAAAAGTCTATACAGAACTACAGGAACAAATTGATACCATTGCTGAAGGCATTCGCACACTTCATGAAGTGGTGCCATTTAGCCTACCACGCATACAAGAACTTAGCCAAGTAAAAGATGAAAGCATGGTGCCTGATGAAACAGATATGCTTACCATCCTATACGCAGACTTAGAAACTATCAAGATGGCCGCTTATGATGCTTTTGATATGTGTCAAAAAGAACGCTGTTATGGCCTACAAAACATCCTGGCAGACTACTTACAATCAGTAGAAAAACTCTGTTGGATGATAGGTGCTTCAATGGAAAGCCCAGAAGAGCAAGCCTTTGAAGACAAAATAGGAGAGCCGGAAACAAAGCCGGTTAAAATGTAATGAAAAAGAAAAAACCAGTAAAACCACCAAAGAGGTACTAATATGCCAATCATGAAAACAACTATGAAGGGTGGAAAAACAGGCTATAAGTTTGGACAACATGGTCATGTTTATCCTACCAAAGAAGGCGCAATGAAACAGATGCGTGCCATGTATGCTAATGGATACACGGGTTCACGAGTACATACAGGCGCAAAACATGGGCATAAGTAAGTGATAATTTAGCCGGGTGGCTAAATATCTAACAAACAACTACTCCCTAGTGGAGGCAAAGGAACAACGATGGACCTAAAACAAGCATCGGCAACAACAGTCGCAACTGACGCGAACCTTGAAGGTGAAGGACAGGCACAAGAGAAGTTTTATTCTCAGAAAGAATTCGATGACGCTATGGCCAAAACCCGTGCGGCAGTTGAACGCAAAGTACTCAAGCAATTTGAAGGACTAGGCGACTTGGAAGAAATAAAGAGTATTAAAACTCAATTAGAATCCAAGAAGTTTGAAGACCAAAAAAGCAAAGGTGACTTTGATAGTATTCTTAAAGAGATGGCTTCTAAAAAAGACGCAGAGATCGCTCGTAGAGATCAGATCATTGCTCAATACCGTGTTGATAGTCCTTTATTAGAGACAGCCGCGAAATACCGTGCAGTTGCACCAGAACAAGTCAAAGCACTCTTAAGACAAAACATCAAACTAACTCAAGACGGTGAAGTTGAAGTAGTAGACAACAGTGGTAACACTCGTTACAAAGACAACGGGGACCCAATGGGAGTAGAAGATCTAGTGAAATCATTTCTAGATACTAATCCTCATTTTGTAGCCGCTGGTCCCTCTACTACGCAGACTAAGAGCAGTGTAGGATCTTCAGGAGTATCTCAACAAATTGACATTACCAAGTTGGACATGAGCAAGGCGAGTGATCGCAAGATATATGCCAATTGGAAAAGTCAACAAAGTAGATAATTCTTAAAAGGAAAATAAGATGTCATATCCATCAAATAATAATACCAGTATTAATAATGAACTGTATGCAAACCTGGTAACAGCCGCTCAGTTCGCAGCCTACGAGCAGTCAATCGCTCGTCAAATCATCACAGTTTTTGACGCTCCACTAAACACAGGCTTGAACTTACAAGTTCCAGTTTGGAGTTCAGTAAGTGCTGACCTAATCACAGACGAATCAGCCGCTACAGCAAAAACAACCAACACAACAAGTGCTACAATCACATTGAAAGAGCACGTTGTTTACCATCAAATCACTGATCAATTGCGTGATAGTGCTTACTCAAATGTGTTCGCACAAATTGGTGAGCAATCAGGTCGTGCTATTGCTGAAAGTTTAGACAGTCAAGTGTTTACAACATTCGCTGATTTTACAACTGATCTAGGTAGTAGTGGTCATGAATTAGTTGTTGCAGACCTATTGTCAGCAGCCGCTACTCTACGTTCACGCAAGTTAACGGGTCCTTTCTACGCTGTTGTACACCCAGGTGCGGCTTACAACTTGAAGAAACAACTTTCAACTCCTGCTTACTATAACGGTGGTTATGTTGGTAACCCAAGTGACATTGGTAACTCAATTCTAAGTGGTTTCTACATTGGTACAGTTGCTGGTATTCAAGTATTTGAATCAGCATTAGTTCCAGTATCAAGCACAGACTCTACAGCCGCTGTATTCGTTCCAGGTGCTATTGGCCACGCAATGCGCGGTTCAGTAGAGATGAACACATTGTACTTGCCTGCTAATCGTGCTACTGACGTAGTATTGAAAGCAGTTGCTGGTGCTACAGCAATCCAAACTGCATTCGGTGTTAAGATCACTTGTGACAAGCAAATTAACTAATCTAGTCAATTAGTTAACTCCTGTGATTGCAAGGCTGTAATCACAATTAAAGCCTAGATAGCAATATCTAGGCTTTTCTTATGGCTTTTTTAGATACCTCGCTAAATACTACTAGCAAGAAGGACTTGCCAACTAATCTCAGAAGGACTGATGATGTCAATAACAGTAAATCATACATTCGCGACCTTGGACAATTTGCTCCAAGTGGAACCAACAATACAAGACTATGGCAATCTTGATTGGGACTTTGAACTATCGCGAAGCCAAACAGAAGTTATTCGTGTTCTTTCAGTTCGTTGGTGGCCTCAATATTCTAAGCAATTTAAAGTTAATATTACCATCGTAGGACAAATGGCACTGATGGATCCTAATCGTCTTAATGGCGATCAATGGACAATGGCAACAGTTTACCATGCATTGGCATATCATATCTGTCCTAAACTAACAAAATTCTTACCAGAAACGGACAAGTTTCAAGTAATGATGGAATATTATCGTCAACGCTTTGACCACGAAATTGATCTAGCCATTCGTGAAGGTGTACAATACGATATTAACTTAGATGGTACTATCGCACCATATGAGCATCTTCCAGACACTTACTTGAGAATCCGTAGATGAACTATAATCTCAGCCTTAGAGAACAGATCGCTGAGAATATTGTCAAAATAATCTCAAGCCTAAGTAACCCAAAATTACGACTAGTAACACGCGAGCCATTTGAGCCCAGCCGTGTTGCTATCACAGACTTTCCAGCATGCCTAGTACAACTTGATGTAGAAGATCGTACTACTATCACCATGGGCATGGGTGGACAAGGACGCCGTGAAGGCACTATGGTCTATGGCATCCGTGGCTATGTACGCGGCACAGAAATAGACCGACTACGCAATGAATTAATTAATGGTATTGAACTAGCACTTGATGAGGATCGTTATCTAGGACTTAAAGAAGCAGGAGTTATAGATAGCCAACTAATCCATATTGAAGTTGTCAAACGCACACCACCACTAGGTGAAATCAAATTAGAATTCCAAGTCAAGTACAATTATTTGAGAGGTAATAGTTAATGGATTGGATTACAATAATCAAAAATGGCGAAACACGCCGTGTTCGTCCTCATGGACTGGCACACAAGCAATCACAAGGTTGGATTGTTCTGGGAGCGGATCAGGGCCCTCAGGAGATTCTATCTCCTGAGGCGAGTCCTCGTGTTGTGGACTCTGGACCCGTTATTGCCCGACCACCAAAAGGGAAAGCAAAATGAAATACACTAAAGATGGCGTAGTAGAAGATATTAACCAAAACCAAATACCAAAATACACAGCCCATGGCTGGGTACCAGTTCAGCCAAAGGAAGAGACAATTCGTCCCAAGGCAACGGTGAAAGCCAAAGACACCGCAAAAACTTTGGATGACATCACACAACAAGGAGACGAATGATGGCAACATTAACAGGAAATAATGGTAAGATTACCATTGCAGGTACACAAGTACTAAATGTAAAAACATATTCATGCGATATCAAAGCAGATACAATTGAAACAACCAGCATGGGCATTGATGTCCGTACATTCAAAAAGGGATTGGCTTCATGGTCAGGCTCTGCTGATGTACTAGTAGACACAGCCAACCTAACAGGCGGCGCTTCATCAATTGCAACCCTAATCGCTACGGGCGGAGCAGTAGGTGATAGTTCTGCCGCTTGTGTTTTCTATCTAGATTCAGTAGGTAGTCCAACAGGCAAGAACTTTAGCGGTAACGCAATTATAACTGGCTTCAATGTTAAGTCAAGCATGGACGGAATGGTAGAAGCAACTATTTCTTTCCAGGGCGATGGCGCAGTAACATTCACAGCCTAATAGGAGACGGATATGGCAACATATACAGGTAATGACGGCGCACTATCAGTTAATGGTAAGGCTGTTGCAAATGTAAAGACTTTCTCAGTTGACATGAAAGCAGATACTATTGAGACAACCAGCATGGGTAAGGATGTTCGTACCTATGTTAAAGGTCTTGCTAGTTTTTCAGGTAGTGCTGATGTATTGTTTGATACAGCAGACTGGGATACAGCAGGTGAAAACACTACATACAATCCAACAGACTCAGGTAGCCTAGTTGGTGCAGATGGCGTAGCAGTAAAATTCTTTATCTACACAGATAAGAGTTCAGGCAATGACTTGGCCTTTACAGGCAATGTTATTGTTACTGGTTACAATGTTAAATCATCATTTGATGGTTTGGTAGAAGCAACTATCAGTTTCCAAGGAACTGATGCTGTAACCTACGCAACTGGCAACACAGTTTATCCATAATGGAAATAAGCGTTACCCTTAAAGGCGATTTCAAAAATGATTTAGCCTTGTTCATAGCAGAGTTGGCTGAGGATATCTATCAAGATGCCAAAGCCAACACTCCTGTGCGTAGTGGTAACGCCCGCCGTTCATGGACAAAACAAGTAACGAAAACTGGAGCGAACATTAACAACCAGGTTCCTTATATTGAGCGACTTGAAAAGGGCTGGAGCAAACAGGCCCCTAAAGGTATTATAGGACCCACACTAACTCAAATTAAAGGAAAATACAAATGAGCAAGATATTAGAACGAGCAACAGCGCACTTTCGCAATCAAATTAGTGCAGATATGAAAAGTTTTGAAGTACCAGAATGGGAAACCAAAATCTATTTCAAAGCAGTAACAAATCTTCGTGAAGAAGGTCGTATTTTAGAATTAAGCCAACAGGGAAAAACTGTAGAAGCCCTAGTTGAAAGTATTATCCTACGCAGTCGCAATGAAGATGGTACCAAAATGTTTACACAAGCAGACAAGCCTGTGTTGATGAATGAAGTAGATCCTAAGGTTTTAATTCGTATTGTAGGTCAAATTAACAGCGTTGAAGTTGACCTTGACATGGACACAGTAGAAAAAAACTAAGAGCGGACCCAGACCTGATGTTTGCCTATAGGTTGGCAAAGGATCTGGGCCGCACAGTAAGTGAGATACTTGAAATAAGTGTGGTCGAATTTGCAGGTTGGGCCGCATTTTATAAAATAGAATCTGATGAGATTAAAAAGATAACGGAGCGTAGGTAATGACACAAGAAGCACAGATAAAAGTCACGGTTGATAGTCGCGATGCCGAACGCTCCCTTGGTAATTTACAAAATAGTCTCAAGACTTTGGCTGCAATCACCATTGGTAGTAAGGTTGCCAAAGACTTATTTGATCTTGCCAATGAAGTTACCAATCTCAACCAGAAATTAAAAACAGTTAGTGATTCAACTGAACAAGCCAACGCCAGTTTTGATCTATTGACTGGCGTTGCCCTACGCACAGGACAAAGTCTTGCTGGTACTGTAGACTTGTTCCAAAAGATGAGCAACAGTAGTGTGTTTGCTGGATCCAGCACAGGTGCTTTGGCCACAGTTGTAGAAAGATTTAACCAAACACTAGTTCTAAGTGGTGCTAGTGCTGAAGGTGCTAGATCAAGTTTGTATAACTTCAGTCAGGCCATGAGCAATGGTACCTTGATGGGTAATGACTATCGTGCTCAATTAGAAAACAACAGCGTATTCCTAAAAGTCCTACAAAAACAATTAGGAGTAACTTCAACAGAATTGCGCATGATGTCGCAAGAAGGTCGCCTAAGTGCTGAGGTAGTTGCTAAAGCATTATTAGCCGCAGACGATGTTGGTAAGAAATTTGCTGAAACAAGTCTAACATTAGGTCAACGCATGGAAAACTTTAAGACAAAAAGTCTTGAAGCCATGAATAACTTCGATAAGTTAACTGGTGTAACAAGTGCCTTAGGCGTAGCCATTGAGTTTGTTGGTAACAATATAGTGGGTATTCTAATTGCCGCATTGGGCGCATTGGCCATAATCTTTGCTCCTGTATTGGTAGCAATGAGTGGTTTTATTGCCACTGGCGCCGCTATTGTTGCCGCTATAGCCGCTATAGGTTTTGCCTTACAAAAATTAATTAATTTTATGGTAGCCGCTGGTGCATCATGGGATAGTTTTGTAGCGGCATTAGACAATGGTGCTAAAACACTTGCTGATACATTCGGATTCAATTATACCTTAAGCAAAGATACTGTTAAGATCAATGAAGACATCGCGGCCGCAATGCAGAAACAAAATATAGCGGCCAAAGATGCTTTGGTCACTACTCATCAACGCAATGAAGCCGCATTGCAATTAGACAAAGCATTGACAAGACAATTAGAAACTGAAAACGCTAAAGCACTTATAGACATGAAAAGTCGTGGTGCAAAATCAATCCAACTTGAAATTGAAAAAGCCATACTTGTTGAACGTGCCAAATATATTAATAGTGGCGAAACATTAAGCAAACAACAAGAACAACAAATTGCCGCGGCTACCCGTAATAAAATACTTGGAGAAGAAAATGTTTCTATCCAAACTGAATTAAGAGATTTAGAATCTAAGAAAATTATTGCAGGTATTGGTAATGCTGATACAGCAAGATTAACAGCAGAATATCATAAATTTCAAATGCAATATTCTCGAGAAACTGTAGATCTTTATGACAAACAATTCATTGCTTTATTAAGACAAACACAAGAAATAGAGACTCAAACTAAATTAAGAGATTTATTCCGTACAACTCCAACACACAGTGAAATACAAACAATAGGCGCACAAACTATTCAAAATACGCCTCGTGGCATTGATGTTGATTATTTGAAACAGGTTGACATTATTAAACAACTTAATCAAATGAAATTGATTAGTGATCAAGATTATGCCAATGCTAAAATATTATTAGACAAACAAGTATTAGAAAGCGAATTAGCCTTAGATCAAAAAATTGCTGATGCAAGATTAAAACTTGCTGGTGTAACCAATGATGCAATAATTACCGCTGTAAAAGATCAAATGAAGAATGTTCAAATGATACAGTCTGGTGGTGTTGCTGGATTCCAGGGCATGCTAGGAGCCATTGATAATGTAATGGCTTCAATGTCAGCACAAAACCGTAAGGCATTTGAAGCACACAAAGCATTGGCTACAGCACAGGCTGTTATATCAACTTATCAAGCAGCCGCTGAGGCAATTGCATTTCCACCAGGACCTCCATTGTCGTTTATCTATGTAGCAGGTGCTATTGCCGCTGGTATGGCACAGGTAGCCGCAATCCAAAGTCAAAGTTATAGTGGTAAAGCACTAGGTGGTAGTGTTATGTCAAACACTCCATACATTGTTGGTGAAAAAGGTCCTGAGATGTTTGTGCCAGCAGGCAGTGGTACAATAGTACCTAATAGCGATCTAAAGAATAATGGTAATCCAGTCAACATCAACTTTAATATCCAGGCTAATGACGCTGTAGGCTTTGATGAATTACTAGTACAACGCCGTAGCATGGTAACACAAATGGTTAGAGATGCTATGGCAGAAAATGGACAAAGGAGTAGAATGTAATGAGTGGAACATATCCATACACCCCAACCTTTAATGCTGTAAATTTTAAGATTAATACTCCTGTAATTAAAACTACAACCATAAGTGGTAAAACACGCCGTGTGGCAATGGGACATAGTTTTTATACTTTTACTGCCAAATACAATAATGTACCCAAATATGAAATGGGGCCTGTTATAGGATTTGTTGCACAACAGTATGGTAGTCTAGAAGCATTTCAAATTGTTTTACCTGAAATCAGTTATAGTAAAGTACCAAACCAAACGGCTACAACAGTAACTACTTCTGGTGCAGTCTTAGCAGGTGTTAACAGCGTTAATGTAACAGGAGTAACCACAGGTAAAGGTCTACTTCGTGCAGGTGATTATTTTAAATTTGCCAACCATAGCAAGGTCTATATGTGTACAGTTACATGGGTTGCTGGTCAACCATTATATTTTAGTGGTAGTCTAGTTGCAGATGTACCAAGTGGAACTGCTTTAACAATTACTGCCGTGCCTTTTACAGTCATCCTAGATGGCGAAGTACAACAATATGATACAGGCATTGGTGGTATTGTACAAATGAGTCTTGACATGAGGGAAACCTGGTAATGTATGTTATTAGCGATACACTCAAGGCCGAATTCTATCGTCAAAACTTTTTCAGTCAAGAATTAGTCTACATAGGATTACGTGATAATTCTGGTAATCAAACAATTACCAGTACAGCCGCATTGCGTTTTGCTTCAGGCGGTATCAATGTTAAGATTAATGAAGCAGACAATGTTCAACGCACCTATACGGCACAAGGTGACTTCCTTGGTTTCTCAACAGTGTCAGAAGAATTTGATGTCAAGTTAGGCAAGTTTAGTATTGTTCTAAGTGGTGTAACATCAGGCATGGTCAATAATTTCCTAAGCAAAGATTTTGAAGGAAGTCCTGTTGAAATCTTTCGTGTGTTCTTAGATTATCAAACACTACAGCCATTAGGAACCATACCAATCTTTGATGGTTATATATACAATGTAACTGTTCAAGAGAATGCAGTAACATGTACAATAGAAATTTCATGTTCAACTCTATGGGCAGACTTTGATAGAACAGCAGGACGTATGACAGATAACAATAGTAATTGGCGATTCCAAAATGGCAATACTGCTGACAAGGCATTTAACAAGACTGCTACAATAGGCACAGTAAGTTTTAATTGGGGCAAGGCATGATCGTAAGACAAGCACAAGCACAAGAACTAGATTCTATTCTCATTCTTTTCAATTACTATCGTGATGAAGCATTTGAAAGTATTCCTCGCATAATAGATGAATATGATGAAGATAGTATGATTGCTACCATCCGCACCTATATCGCTAATCATGAATATGTTTGGTTTAGTGCTATGGAAGGTCAAAGACCTGTTGGTTTTATTGCAGGTTATATGAGTCTTGTACCATGGAATAACCAATTGGTAGTTGCCAATATAGCATTTACATTTCTATTGCCAAGCCATAGAACAATGGAAAACTTTAAAATGCTAATGAAAGAATTTGAAGGCTGGGCTCGCAATATAGATGCATACCAAATTACAGGTGGAGACATTGGTATTGATACTGAAAGAAGTACAAAGTTGTATGAACACTTTGGATTCCGTCCCTTCCTAACAACTATTAAGGAACTTGAATAATGGGTGGAGTCTTTAAGGCCATTGGCAATGCTGTAAGTGGTGTAGTAAAAGCCGTTGGCTCCATAGTCAAAGGCGTTGTTAGTGCTGTTGGTAGTGTAGTCAGCGGTGTACTTAACTTTGTAATGAGTCCATTCTTAGGCTTGTTTGGCTTGCCTAGTATGCCTGACATTAACCAACAGAATCAAACCATACAGGGTGTTACACTACAAAGACAAGGAACAGACCAACAGATTCCTGTTATCTATGGTTTTAGAAAAGTTGGCGGAGTTGTTACCTTTGCAGAAACAGGTAGTGATAGTAACAAATATCTATGGGTGGCCTATGTTCTAAGTGAAGGTCCCGTTGAAGGTCTTAGAGAAATATGGATTAATGATATCCCAGTTGGTGCTGGTAATATCCCTAACCTTAATGCAGGACAAAACATAACCCTATCAGATGCGGCCAGTGGTAAACTTGTAAAAAGAACAACCCTACAATTTAGTAATGGTAATGCTACCAATATAGGTACTGCTATCAAGGCAGGAATATTTGCAGGTAGTCCTAGTTGGACAACGGACATGGCCTACAATGGCCTAGCAGTTGTATTTGCACGTTATGAATGGATTAACGCAACTGATCAAGCCACAGCAGATGCCAATCCATTTAGTGGCACTATTCCTACGCTACAATGTACTGTATTAGGACGCAAGATAACAAATCTTGAAACATTAGATATTTCAAATCCTGCTTCTATACCAAATTATACCTATTCAATTGCCTCAACAAGTTATAGTTCTAATCCTGCTAACATTATACTAGATTATCTACGCAATCCTAACTATGGTAAAGGTCTAGGTAATCAAGATATTGATTGGGATAGTTTTAAGAAAGCAGCCAACAAATACAATCAAACTGTGACCTATACAGGTAGTGGTGTTACAGGTCCTATTCAAACACTACATGCAGTTGTAGATACAAGTCAAACAATATTTGCCAATGTAAAATTATTATTACAACAATGCCGTAGTTATTTGCCATATAGTCGCACAGGCACTTACATGCTTAAGGTAGATGATGCAGGTAATCCAACAGATATCCTAAGTGGTAGTGCGCCAATTGTTCGTACCTTTACCAAAGATAATATTATAGGTAGCATAACCTATACTGGTATTGAACGCACAAGCAAATACAATCAAATAGTTGCAACCTATTGCGATCCTGATCAGCAATGGACACAACAAAGTGTAACTGTACCAGCACAGGATAGTACAGAATATGCTAACTATCTTGCTCAAGATGGTTATAGAGCACAAAAGGGTGATCTAAGTTTTCCTTGGATTACAAACTTTGCCATGGCACAAGATATGGCCCGCTTGGCATTACAAAAATCACGCTGGCAAGATACAATTAGTTTTACTGCAACCAGTGAAGCATTAGATCTTATGGTTGGTGACTGTGTCTATATACAGGCCAATATATTAAAGTTTGGAACGGATCCTAATGCTGGCGCTGTTAAATGGCGCATTGTTAGTACAAAAGTTAATAATGATTATTCAGTGGCCATTGGATGTGTTCGTAACCAAGACAGCATTTATCCACATGTTAGCGTAACTGATAAAGATTACAAAACTGGAGTTTATGTTCCACAAGGCGTAACAAGATACTATCCACCTGAAGTTACAGGTACTCCTGTTGGTCTATTACCTCCAGGCTATGCTCCAACAGATCCCAACGACCCCAACAATCCTAAGAATCCAACTAGCCCAACAGGCCCAAGCGGACCCTTAATTGATGTTATCACTATCTATGATGTTAAATTTACCTATAACGGTACTATTGCCACTGCAACTCTAACATGGACTAATCCTGCTAATACTTTAGCCAATCAAGTTATCCTAACAACAGTTGCTAGCGGTACTACTGGTGGTGTTACACAAACAGTTAACCTAGGCGGATCAAGTACTAGTGTAACCATAACTAATCTAAACACTCTAACCAGTTATGTTGTTACTGCACAGGTATTGTATGTTACAGGTGATCGAAGTACAAAAACAATTACATTTAATTTCACGACAGGCAATGCAACAACTGCTCCAATTACAGGCGGCATAAATCTAGCCGCAGATTATTTTAAAACTGTTACAGGTAGTACAGTAACTAGTGGTAATTTACCACTGGCTACAAGACAAGTTTCAATTACCCTAACACAGGATATAAGTTCAGGAGTTAATCAATATCTTAACAGCGTAGTTGTTTACTATAAACCTAGTGCTAATCCTAAATGGTATACAAATACAATTCCTGTAGTTGCTACTCCTGGTACTAACATAACATTTACTATTTCAGTAGGCAGTAGACTATATCCTAGTGTACCAGGCGGTGCTGTTCCTCTTAACTGTGATGATTATGATTTTATCTTCCGCTTTGGTTATAGTGATGGCAAACAAAGCAAATGGCAATATCGTGCAATGAACAATGCCATTGAATGGAGTGGATTACAATATCAATATAATCTATTCCTACGCGATATGACCAGTGGCCAACAAAATCCAACTATCTATGTTAAAGAAGATGCAGGCACTTATGTTCCAACTATTGCAGGTCCTGGAGATATAACAGAAACAAGAAATATTACCATTAGCGTAAGCAAGGCACAAAGTTATACACAACCTGCTAACAGCATTCGCTTGTTCTTAAATCCACCAGTGGCCGCAGATAGAGTTAATTGGGTTGGTGTGCGTGTTTATCGTCATAAGGCAGGTCAAAGCGGTACAGGAGATTATATTGATATAACACCAGCAAGTTATAGTACAATTAGCGGTGAATACAGTGCTTTGGTTGGTAATTTAACCATAGATGAAACATGGGAATTTGTTGTTGTTCCTCTGGTAACATATGGTTCCAGTACTGTTGAAGCATTCAATGCTCAATATCTATCAGGATATTTCCATAATAGAACAGGTGATGCAGACTATCCTAGTGATTTCAATTGGATGAGTTTGTGGATTGTTAAAGGCACAGAACCTATAGCCACTGCCAAAGGTAGACTTGGCTCTGCTGTTCCTAAGGCTATTCGTAATGATACCTATTTTGATAGTATTGTAGCCAATACTGTACTAACTAGTGGACATCCAAGTACACCAAGACAACTTTCTTTTACAGTTAAGACCAGTACTGTTAATGGTACTAATGGTCATATTGCTGGTGTCCGTGTTTATTATAAATTTAACAGTAACTTATATTGGAAAACTGCTGACTATGCTACTTCTAGCGAAAACACTAGTGTTACTTTTACTAGTACACAAACAACTCCAGCAATGGACTTGGGAGTTCCCCAATATCCAACCTTTCCATATCTTGCAGATAATTATGATTTCTACTTTAGGATATTGTATACTGATGGTACACTAAGCAAATATTGTGTACCATATATCAATGTAAACATTGAAGATAATGGTCTAACTACACAACCTGATTATACAAGTCCTCCATTTGCTAATAAACTATTCCAACCACAAACTATTTGGACAGACTTAACCTTAGAAGCAAATGCACCTCCAGGTGCAGTTACCAAACCAACAGATCTAACTCTTAACCTAACAAAGATTTTAGATTCAGGTACAGGCATTGCCAGTGGTAACATTATATTCTATCTTGATACTCCAGTTGCGGCGATGCAACCATATTATGCTGGTGTAAGGATCTATACCAGAGATATGACAGCCACCACTATCAGTTATACAACAAATGATAATAATCAACCTATTCCTAACCCAGGCGGGGGAGGTGGTGTTGCTAGCCAACCTATTAGTTGGGATAAAGTCTATGGATATGTAATTACACCTATGGTATGGTATCAAGGTGCCCTAACACCATGCACTAACAGTTGGTATTGGTCAGGTGCAATACATAATCGTGCAACAGAAACAACAGGACTTAATCCATATCCAAATGCAACCAATAACTTGCCAGCAGATTGGCGAGTTAAGAGTGCGCCACAGTGGGTTAATACTAATACAGCCCTAACAACATTAACAACACCAATTCAAATTACCAATCCAGTAGTAACTGTACAAAGTGTTAATTTGATTACAGGTAGTGATGTAAGTCAAAATTATTACCAATTAAAATATGTTAAACCTAGCAATGCTACAAGTATTACCATATATCGTCGTGCTTGTCTTTTCCCTAATGGATATTATACATCAAATTACTATGGAGTAGGTCGTTGGGAAACTTTATCAATTAATGATGGTGGTATTAGTAATGGCAGTACTGTTACTGTTAATCTAAGAGAAGCCACAGCGGCAAACGAATTTAATCCCTACTGGGATCCTACATTAGGTGTAGGTATTAACCTAGGTGGTGTACTTAATTATTTGTATACTAATGGTACACAAACAGCACCAACTTTGTTTAATCTACAGACAGCAACTGGCAGTTACGGATCGCAATTATTAATTGTGGTCAATTACAGTGGCGGAACTAGCACACAAGCATATTTGTTAAATTTGAATACTGGTGTTAATTTCCCTAATACTAATTCTACATATCCAATTGCTGTAAGCAGTAATAGTTCAATTGTAAATACTGCTGATTATAACACAGTAACTACTGTTCCTGCAACAACCAATGGTGTAAGTCTACAGCGTAAACTAACAGAAGCACGTACACCAGTTACAGTATCAAATATTATTAAACCTGGTACAAGAAATGCCACAGGTGGCGGATGGACATTGCCATCAGTTAGTCCAGGAATAATTTAAGGATAAGATATGGCAATTCCAAATCAAAGTGGTTATTATGATAACAGTACAGGATTGATTAGACCTGCAAGTAGTGATACTTGGGATGATCACAGCGGTTATACTTGGGATAATTGGACTAGTTGGGATAAACCAGGGAATACTATTGTTTGGTATCAACCTGTTGTTGATCTAATTCCCTATGGAGTTAGTAACTTTACATTGAATATAACAACAATTAGTACTGGTTTAGTCAGTTATAAAATTTATACTAGTCCTAATGGTCTATTCCGCGGCGAAGAAACAGAAACTATAATAAATCAAGGAGCAACTAATGTTCCAAGTTTCTCAGGTAAATTTGTTCTTGTTGTTACTACCTGTACCTATAATAATCAACCACTTACATTAGGTACATGTACGATTACTCCTATTGCTAGTAATGTTTTAGAAATGCGTTATAGTGATTTAGATACCAGCACACTAGCAGGTACTTCAAGCAGTCGTACTTTGCCATTAAGTCAAACAGTTAGTCAGGTAGTTGATATTTTAATTACACCACATGAGGTAACAAGTTATGCTTTGGATTTGTATGTTAGTCATACTGCTACTTCAACTTATGTTATACCAAAAATAATCAGCAAAGCCATAACGGGTCCTACATTTGCACTTGTAGGACTAGATAATCAACCAAGAGATGCAGTTGTTGATATTATAGTTAAAGGACTTCCTAGTCAACGCATGAGTGGCAACAACCTAATTTCTAATTAAAGGATAAAAAATGACATTTCCAACAAGTACAATTCCAACAACCAATTTAGACAATGGCAGTGACGATCCTAGTCAAGCACGTGGTGATCTACTAACTGCTGTTCAATCTCTAAATACAATTATTACAGATAAGAATGGTCCCAATGGTGTTGTTGTTCTACAAAGTGATGGTACAATACAGGCTAATCTGTTTCCAACAACTTTTACAACTCCAAGCGGACAATTAACATTAAATCCAGCAAATAATATTGTTAAGATACAAAATTTTTTACGCTTACAAAGTATTCCAAAAACTACCTTAACTACTATTGTAGGTCTTGCAGGTGATTTGGCCTTGTGTTCAAATGCTGACAGTGGTAATCCTGCTCTAGCAATTAGTGATGGTACAAATTGGTATTACTTACCATTGGCTAGTTTGACACTCATATCTTAACCAAAATTTGCGTCCAATCTGTAAATATCTCATGGATGCGAAAAAATTAAAAGAATTAGTGAAGCAAGTTGCGGTTGTTCTTGACAGTAATCAGATCGGCCCTAATGGTAATGTACTAGCCAAACCAAAACCCAAATACAAAAAAATAGTTCGTATTGTTGAAAATGAATTTGGTGATCAAGAAGAACTAGTAGAAGAAGAAAGTAATGTTAATGAAACATTACCTTGGATACTAAAAGAACTAAAACCAATTGAAAAACTTTGTGAAATAGGCTGTGGTAAAATCATTGCAGATCAAATCGTTGATAAGAAGTTTTATCATAGTCCTGTACCTCATTGGCGTACTAGTTGCCGTAAGTGTCAAAAGGCTGTAGGCCCTAAAGGTGAATTAATAACAGGCTCTGTTCATATACAAAACGCCTATTTTAAGCACTTTAATTACGGAAAGGATAAATAATTGTGTTAGAGAGAATTGTATCTCCTCGATACATTCTAGGTTATGTCATATAATCTCTCTTTAAGGGCTACAGCCATTGCCCTAAATTCTCTAGTTCTCTCTAACACCTTATCCTAGTGGATTTGGCATTTAAAAAAAATTCTCCAATTTTAATCCCCCGTAACAGGGGGATTTTTTTATGGATGATTATTAATATGATTTAAACAATCCTGTACTGCCTTAAGCAGTTCATTATTGTTATGTGTTAGTTGAACAATACTCTGTTGGTTGACCTGATGGCTTTTTAATAATACATCAAAGTCTTTTTTATGTTGTTCAAACTGTACAGCCAAATTGTTGTGTGCATCAACTAACTGTCCTAATTTTAAATCCATAGCAATGATCAATTCATAGGGATCAAAGTTACCAAACATTTCATGTTTTGCCATATTATTTTCCAAATTCAAATAATTGATTACGGAATGATATTGGCTCGTAACCAAATTGATCTGCGCATTCATTTAGCACAGTTACAATATAAGGCAACTGGTTAAGACTAATGTCATTTTTAAATTTTTCGTCTTTGGTAAAATAATTGTTAACAAGACCACCTAGGACACTTAATCTCGTATTTTCTCTACCAGGTGCAATTATAGTTTTACCTCTTTTACCAAACAATGCCTTGTCTCTATTACAGACAATACCCGCACCATTTGATGTTGCTGTTAGTTCAGCATAGGTTGCCATTGTACGAATAACTTGATTCATTAGATAACCCATATCTTCTTGATCAATAGTTACGTATTCATTATTGCTATTGGTAAGTCCTCTAGCGATATATTTGATTTCTTTAGCCATTTTTCTTTCTCCTTATTTCACCTCTACGGGCTAGTCCTTGCCTAGCACAGTGTTCTTTACGAGTACAAATATAGACATTGTCTATTTCCCATTCACCTTCCCAATCATGTCTAGTCATACACAATTGATCTGCATCTCTACCCCTTTCTTCCCATTTATCTTCCCAAAGTTTATAATATTCATTAAAGGTTAACAGCCATTCTTCTTTACGATAATTGGCTTGTGCTTTAGCCTTTAACCATGGCATGTACATCTGATGCTTATAGGGGTCTTCTCCTACTAGCCAAACATGTGGTCTTTGAACGCCTTTGGTATATTTTACCCCAGGTTTTTTAGGACGCATCTTTCCTTTTTCTAGTGGCATTTAATTTCTCCTTTACACTATTATATACAATGTATTTATCAAATACAAGTTTTTTGATAAAATAATTTGTCCAAACCTATTTGACATATGGTTTTTAGGTAGTATACTAAATACTAGTAGAGAAGGCAAACATGGCAGGCAAATCAAAAATGGCAATTCCCCAAGGCACTATTATCTAACACCTAAGGTTGGCGGGCCAGTTCGTAATTCCGCTGTGGAAAAATCCAGGGTGATATCTGGAACACGCAACACATTGATGGAAGCCCACTGGCTGTAAGTTGATGTAGTACGAATGTTAGCGTACGGAACACTGGCTATAAAACTTCAGACAACTAGGAACGCGGTCTGGGCACAGCAATGTGAAGCGATGTAGGTTGGGCAAGATCAGCACCCATTAGCAACAGTAAAATACCTACTTCCAATGTCTTGGCTGAGATACCCTCACATAATGACAAAGATGGAACCTTAAATGGTTCCGTCTGACTAAAATGTTGCCCTACATAATCTTAAAACAATCAAAGAGAAAAGAAAATAACTTGAGCGCAAGCGAAAGTTAGAGCGAAGCATTCGCTCTTTGTTGTTGATAGTAACCTAAGTTCTTAATTAATCGTTGATCTGTAGGTGATTGCTCTATAGCAAGTAATCCATATTTGACAGCAGTATCATCCATCTTGAGGTTATGTGCAGATAATGCCGCTAGATCATAAAGGCGATATCCCCAAGCATCAGGTGTTGAGGTAAAGACATATTCTCTATTGGTAATGGTCAAACCTTGGATACTGGCATAGAAACATTCTTGCCATTGTTTTAGTTCATAACAGGCTTGTGCTAGATCTAGCCAAGTATCACGGATATAACGACTTGTATCAACTGCTAATCTTAACTTGGCTAGGGCTTGATCATTAAGGCCTAGTTTGAGTAGACTTTTACCTTGGCATCTTAAAGCAAAACTGCGTTCATGATGCCAAACACTACTGGGCATGGCCAAATAGCGATCAAATTCTTTGATGCTGTCTTCATACTGTTTATAATACCAATATTCACGAGCAAGATACCATGAATAGCGATGGCTATAGGGATCTTCTTTGACAGCGGCTTCTAATTGCAGTAGATATTGTCCACGACTTTTTGAATTATCAGGATGATGTTCAATTAGGATATCTTCAATCACTGACCATTGTTCTTTAATCCTAGGATCGCATTCAATCATTTCATGGCATAGATAACGCCAATTGTATCCATGGCGAATATGTATCTTGGTAGCATTGAATATGTTACCAGCACCATTGTTAAATCTATACTGTAGTCTAGTAGTACCTGGACGCCAAGCATCTTCAACAATCTTACGCCAACCAGGAGTTAAGACTTCGTCCATATCAAGGCTAATGCAAACATCATAGTCTTCAGGTATCAAGGCCAATGCGGCATTTCTTGCTGTGTCAAATCGCCAAGGTTTGATGCTAATTTGATGCACATCACAACCTAGGTATGTGGCCAATTGTCTAGTGTTGTCAGTGCTGCCTGTGTCAGCGATCAAGACTTGGTCAGCACCTTCACAACTGGCATAAAATCTTTCTACATGTTTTGCCTCATTAAGCGCGATGGCATATACGCATATTTTTAGTTTATCCATGCTATATTTAATGAAAGAAGTAAATACAATACTTAATAGATGAGTTAGGACTTATATGACCAAACCAGTAATTACCAATAGAGTATCAAATGGCAGTGCTTTGACCTATGAACAACTAGATACTAATTTTAGTAATCTTCAAAATGCCACTATCACAGTCACAGGTGATACAGGTACTATAACCAATAGCCTAAATGATAGTTTTAAAGTAAGTGGTGGTACAGCATTAACCAGTTCAGTATCAGGAACTACCTTAACCATAGATCTTGATAACACAGCAGTTACTCCAGGTAGTTATACCAATGCCAATATTACTGTAGATCAACAGGGCAGAATAACAGCAGTTTCTAATGGTACAGGTGGCAGTGGCGGAGGTAGTGGCACTATCAATAGCGGATCTACTAACAAAATACCCTATTATAGTACTGGTGGTACAACACTTAGCGAATCAAATTTATATGTTTCCAATAATGGTAATGCCGCTGTAGTTTATACTAGTAATGGTACAATAACACTACAAGGCAGTGCAAGTAATAATGGTACTAGTGGTATTATTGCAGTGGGATACAATGATAGAACTACTATAACACCTACTAATAATCAACCAATTTATTTTAGTCAATATACATCATTGAATAAAAGTTATTTTTGGTGCAATATGCCTGCACAATTTTATTCAATTTCAACAACACAAAGAGATACTTGGACAACATCAATGACTACTAGTGGCATTGATATAACTGGTATGGTGATTTATAACATCACACTAAGCAAACTACAGGTCTATGCAGGCACTACATGGCAAAACTTAAATTAATCTAAGGTTTTTTAAGGTTTTTTAAGGTTTCCAATAAATACATGTGCGAATCGCAATGCAACAGACAAACCCTTAAGGAGATAACATGTCAGCAGCCTCAAATTATTCAGAACGCAAGATCCTTGATCATGTGTTAACAACATCAGCATTTACACAACCTTCAGCACGTTACTTGGCTTTATTCAACAGCACAAGTGGTAACACTTTGGCAAACCTACAAGCAGGTACTTTAACTGATGAAATTTCAACATCAGGCAGTGCTTATGGCCGTCAAACAGTTACTTTTGCTTCAGCCGCAACAGCCAACGGAACTACAAGTTCAGCAACTAACGCAACTGTAACATTTCAAGCCGCAACAAGTTCATGGGGTACAGTTACTCATATTGCTGTCATGGACGCCGCAACTGGTGGTAATGTACTATTCTTTGGTGCAGTTACAACTAGCAAACAGATTGACACAGGTGACACATTCCAAGTTACTAGTGGCAACTTAACAATCGCATTAGCGTAATATAAAAACCAATCAGGGCCTCGTGCCCTGATGCCACTTTAGTCATAAACAAATCCTAGGAGCGACAAAAATGACAACCAAACCTTATGTAGTACTTCGTGGAGAGAAAGGGACACCTCTAACAACCCAAGAAGGCGATAATAACTTTAGTAATCTACGCGATGCGACGATTACAGTAAACGACGGAACAAATTCCGCAGCCATTGACCTTAATGGCACACTTAATGTTACAGGTGCCAATGGTATTACTGTAACAGTAGATAGTGAAACTAACAGCCTAACCATTGATGGTTTAAATTCAGGTGCAACTGGAGCGACAGGTGCAACTGGCGATACAGGACCTACTGGAGCGACTGGCGATACAGGACCTACAGGTACACGCGGCCCAACTGGCGAAATGGGTGCAACAGGTGATACAGGCCCAACTGGTGCTACTGGAGATACTGGTACTCCAGGTATGACTGGTGATACAGGCCCTACTGGTGCTACTGGAGATACTGGTGCAACTGGCGCTCAAGGTACAGTTATTATTGATAGCGTTAATAATGCAACTGAATTAGGAAATTATCGTGCCACTACAGCCTCATATGCAGGTGCTGGCATTATCCAACAAGATACAGGTCATTTACAAGTTTTAATACCAAATGATTCAAGACCATATTTTACAGTTATGGGAACTCGTCAATATCCAGGACAAAGTTATTATGCACTTCTTGTAGCAGGTGGTTATCAAAGTTATCTAAGTACTGGTACAGCAATTACATTTTCTGATAATGTTAATTTAGCCAGCACTGGATTATCACATAACACAGATTATTTTGTAATTGGAAGAGGTAGTAATTTCCCAGGTGCGGGCGCTGGATATGTTTTTCTTGGTTCTACGCCAACTCAATCTAACCCTGGAACAGAAATTACCGGGGCCGCCGAATTTTATGGTACTGCAAGACATGGACATAATTTTTTATTCAATGATGTAGGTCAAATTAAAGGTGATATTGGAGCAACTGGAGCAACAGGTGATACTGGAGCAACTGGAGCAACTGGAGCAACAGGTGATACTGGAGCAACAGGTGCTACTGGCGATACAGGTGCAACAGGTGCAACAGGTGCAAATGGTACATCAGTCCGCATTGTAGATGCTGTTGCTAATGGTATGGAACTTGCTGGTTATAACACATCAGGTTTACAAATTGGCGATGGTATTATCCAAGAAGATACTGGTCATCTAAATGTATGGACAGGTAGTGGATTTACTGATGTAGGTCAAATCAAAGGTGACCAAGGTAACATGGGTGCTACAGGTGCAACTGGTGATACAGGACCTACTGGTGCAACTGGTGATACAGGACCTACAGGTGATACAGGACCTACAGGTGACACAGGACCTACAGGTGCAACTGGAGCAACAGGTGATACTGGTACCCCAGGTATGACTGGTGCAACTGGCGACACAGGACCTACAGGAGCAACAGGTGATACTGGTCCTACTGGTGCCACAGGCGATACTGGTACTCCAGGTATGACTGGAGACACTGGCCCTACTGGTGCTACTGGTACAACATACACATTTATTGGTAATTGGTCATCTGCTTCGTATGCTAAAGATACGATTGCTGTAAGTCCAATTGATGGTAACACTTATGTGTCTATCCGTTCAACAGAAAATGTCTATACCGATCCAAGCGCCGCTGGTGATGATTGGGTAATTTACTCATATCGTGGTCAAACAGGTGCTACAGGTGCCACAGGCGATACAGGACCTACTGGATCTCCAGGTATGACTGGTGATACAGGACCAACTGGTGCTACTGGTGCTACTGGTGAAAGTTATCAAGCAAATATAGCAACTGATGCTCCTTCAGTGTATAACACAAGTTATTTTGAAGGTACATTAGACACTCCAGCAGCCTGGACTAAGGTAATTGTAAGTGGTACAGCATATTGGATGCCATTGTATCAATAAGCAATAAAAGGCAATAAGGGTAGGGAAGGCAACTTCCCTACTATCCCGTTTAACATAAGGAAAAACGATGACCAAGCCGGTGATAGTAACTCGCGCAACTAAAGGCGCACCGTTAACTCGAACAGAATTAGACAATAATTTTAGTAACTTAGACAATGCCTCTATTAGCATAGCAGGCGATTCAGGCACCATACAAGGTAGCCTTAATGATACATTTACCATTGCTGGCGGAAGTAAAATCGTCACCAATGTTGTTAACAATCAGTTGGTCATAGGACTAACAACGAATTTAGATGGTGGCAATGCAGCCACTACAACCACTGGCATTGAAGACGGTGGAACAGCCACAGGTAGCGATCCTAGTGGTGAAGATTATCGTGGAGACACAGGCCCAGCAGGTCCTACAGGTGCAACTGGTAGTCCTGGTGCTACAGGCCCAGCAGGTGCTACTGGTTCTACAGGTGCTACTGGTAGTCCTGGTGCTACAGGTGCAACCGGAGCGACCGGAGCAGCCGCTAGTAACGGAATATCTATGTTTATAATCAAGCCGGGAGGCTGGTCAAATAATACTTTTGGCACTGGCGATTATAGAAATCAAAGAATTTTTGGAACAAGTATTATTAATACTATATCAGGTGCTAGTATTAGTGACGATAGTATTAATGATAATCCAACCGCTTTAATATTACCAGCCGGCACTTATAGTTTTCAACTTAATGCTGGAAAAATTGTTAATTCAAGTAATAATGGCGGCAGTAATGCTTGGAGATTATATGATGAAACTAATGATATTTCATTAGGTACTATTCCCGAAAATTATATTGGCCTATACAATAGTCAAACTAGTATGTTCTATGGCGGTTTTATAAACTCGTTTACACTAACCAGAACATCTACTATTAGATTCCAAGGAAATTCAGGTAATTATTATTCAACATTAATTGTATCTAGTTATACAATTTATAAAACAGCATAAAGGATAAAATAAAATGACAACAATTAAATTAAGAAGAGATACAGCAGCCAATTGGACTGCTAACGGTACAGTAGTTCTAGCATCAGGCGAACCTGGATTAGAAACAGATACTGGTAAGATCAAATATGGTAATGGAACTAGTACTTGGAATAGCCTAAGTTATGCTAGTGGCGGAAGTGGCGGAGCAACAGGTGCTACTGGAGCAACTGGTGCAACTGGCGATACAGGCCCTACTGGCGCAACTGGCGCAACTGGTACATTCTCAGGAACATTATCTACTAATCTTGATGTTGGACAAAATCAAATTATTAGTTCAGCAGGAAATGACATTAGAATTACACCAGGTACTGGTGGTAAATTAAAACTTTCTGGATATCAATGGCCAGAGGCAATATCTAATAATGGTACTAGTGGTACTGTAACTAGTACAGATTCTAGTTCATATATCTATCTAAGCAATACTGCTAGCATTAGTATTGGTAATGTTATTAGATTTACAGGCAATGATAATGGTACATTTATAGGACTTAATAGTGATTATTATGTTATTGAAATAGGTTCTGGTAAAATTAAAATTTCAACAACTAATAATGGTAGTGCGACATATGTTTCGCAAGTTAGTAACATTAGTGGTTTAAACTATTCTGTATCTAACGGTGGTGGAGGCGGCCCATCTAATGGTCAAATATTAACCTATACTACTGGTGGAGTATTAGGTTGGACTACTCCAACTACAACAGTAAGTTATAATGATTTAAGCAATAGACCAAATTTTGCAACTGTAGCAACTAGTGGTAGTTACAATGATTTAACTAATAAACCTAGTATTGGAGCACCAAAATTTGCAATGGCAAGTGTTGGTAGTATTGGTAGTAGTTATGGTATTAATACACAAAGAATATCTATAAATGGTCAACAACAATATTGCTGGACTTTTCCATTCCATCTATGGTCAACTGGAGTTGTATCATATAGTTCAAATAATTATGACCCTGATAATTTATTAACATGGGATCAATCTGGAGATTTTGGTGATTCTAGAATACATATTAATTCAGCAGGAACTTATCTAATTGAAATTTATGGTTGTGCAAATTTTGATGGATTAGGTGATGATGATCAATGGCTATTGGTAGACCATACTGCTACCATTGCTGATAAAGGCAATTCAGAAGATTATTATACTGCGGCTGGTAGACATACCTTAGATAAATCATCAGCAGGTACAAAATTGCAAGGTAATGAAAATTCTAATCAATATCCTCAGGGTGGTTTATTCATGCCATTGACTGCAATAGTAACTATAAACAATGCTAATGAATATCTAGTATTAACACAAACTAATCCTGGTGGTACAGGATGGGGTAAAGTCTTCTGTAAAGTAACTAAACTAAGTTAAGGATTTTAGATGTTAGATGGCGGCTCAAGTCAGTACTCTAGCCTAGGAACCGTAGATGGTGGACTTAGTGACACCATCTCTACGGATATCGTAGATGGTAACCTAACCTTAGATTATGGTTACTTTGTACAAGGTTACATAGATGATACCTATTTTGTAGGTATACGTGAGATATCTGCTGATCTAACCGCCAATAGTACATTAACCTTAATTATTGGCAATATCAAACTAGTAGAAGCCAATCTTGCTGTTAATTCTACTGTTACAACTACAGCCATTAAGGTTAAATCATTACAGGCCAATTTATCTGATACAACAACATTTAGTGCAACGGCTAGCCTAATAAGAAATGTTCAAGCCAGCCTATCAGCATCTAGTACATTGTCTGCACAGGGTACTAAGTTTATTCTAGTTAGTGATAGTGCTAGTTTATCTAGTGAAACATTCCTATATGGACCCAGATCAGATGTTAATGCAATTGGTAGTATTATTGTAGCACAGGCAACACAAACACCAAGAACAGTTATGGTTATTGTAGGAGATATTAATGCCTAATTATGGTTATGGTACTACCATTAAAAAATATGGTATAGGCAGTTTATATACTCCTTACAATACTAGCCGCACCAAGGCATTTCGTATAGATCCTGTAGGTGCTGCCAGTTTTGAAGTTTCAGCCAGTCAAGATTTTTATATCAGTGTTTGGATTAAGTATAGCGATTTAAATGTAACTCAATTAGGTGCTCAATATCCTATTATCAAATATGGTGATATTAGTGGTGGCCTACAAGAAGGTTGGGAAATAGGTATTGACATTGTCAATGTAGGTGGATATTTTGCAAGACCATATTTTGCATTCCGCCAACCTGATAAATTTAGTAATGATCTAGCCAAAATATATCCTCCTGCTGACAGTAGTTTTACTCCAACAGGTAATTTTGACCACTATGAAGTTATTAGAACTAATGGTGTTATACAGTTTAAATTTAATGGCATCGCTAGCAATACAGTCAACTATAATGGACGCCTAGGTTATCCTATACAAGAACTAGTTAATCAAGGTGCTTTGGATTCTTCCTATGCAGGTATTTTTGTTGGTAGTGAACAGCCATTTATTGTCAATGGTAACAATGGCGCTTACATTGATGAACTATTCTTTGCCCGCGGAACAAATGCAGTTACCAATTATGCTCCAGATGGCAGTATCTATGATGGTAATTTATCAACCACAGTATTTCTTTACAAATTTGATGGTAATTTACTAGACAATACTACAGGCATAGTATCTGGTCTAGGTAATTTACAGGCTTCAACAACTTTATCTGCAACAAGTAGACTATTAACCAATGCTAAACAAGGCGCGGCAAATCTACAGGTTACTTCAACCTTAACTGCTATTCCTGCTCCTGTACAGCATCAGATTAAACAAACTTCAGCAACACTATCTGCAACATCATCAGTAACAGCACAGGCAAGAATATTGGCCACTGCTACACTATGGTGGAAAGGTCTACAAGGCGACAAATCAGTAGAAGTTATACCAACACCTCAATATGCTGTTGAAGTAGCAGTCTACAGTTATTACAACAACGAAACAAGATATGAAAAGGCCATAGTTGCCGCACATGATAGATTTACTGGTGAAGTTGCATGGCAACGCACATTAGATTATAATGGTCTAATACAACCGCCAATAGGTGCTTACTACAACAATAAGATCTATGTTTGGGTGGGCAACAGCGCCAATACACAATCTAATATTACAATATTCAATATGGATGGTAGCCTAGCAGGTGGCATCACTCCAGGAATGACCACAGTTGACGATATTGAAGTTAACAGTTCAGGCATTTACCTATCAGGACAAGCATTTTATCCAACTCGTACTTCCTATGCATGTTTAAGAAAGTTAGACCTATCAGGTACATTTGTATGGGGTCAATCTGTAACAACACTACTAGCAGGTGTACAAGGTCTAAAAGTACGCATGGCACTAGGACAAAATCATCTCTATTGGATGGTTGAAGACTATACTTCAGGCAACAGCATTGTTGAACTGCACAAATTTGATCTAGATGGTAATAATATCTGGAGCAGTAATCTTAACATGGTTGATGGCAGTGGTGGCATGGCTGTGGACTCCAATGAAAACATCTATGTATCAGGACCTGTCAATACTCCAACCAACAACTATCAAACTGTGGCCAAACTGTCTGCTAACAGCCAAACTGTTTGGGCAAGAAGACTATCTAGCACACTACAAGTAGAACTTGATGTTGATGCAGGCGGCAACTTGTATATCATTGACCAAGCCAATGTACACAAATGGAATTCATCAGGTGCATATCAATGGAATAGACAGTTCTCAACTAGTGAGTTCCAAGGATTTAACAGTTTATATTGGTATGATGGTACTATCTACATAGCAGGTAGCATTTATCGTACAAGCCAGTTGGCCTATTATTCAATATTGGCCAACATACCTAGTATAGATGGTGAAGCAGTCATTACCAACAAGGCACATCGTAGTCCTCTAACAGGCACTTGGAGTTGGTCAAATGTTAGCGATACCAGTACCACTACAACCTATTCAACTACTAGTCTAACACGATCATTTATTTCAGGTATTCCTTATGGTCTACAGGGTCCTAGTGCAGGCGGTGCCAGCAACTTTGTTACCAGTACAGTACCACAGCAGATTTATCTAAACATTATCAGTGCATTCCCAGAAGTAATGATTGCACAATCAACTCTTTCAGCGAATCCAGGTAAACTCAAAGGTGGTGTTGCCAACTTATCCTGTCAAACAACACTACAGGCCACAGGTCAACGATTGGCCATACTCAAGGCCACACTACAAGCACAGTCAACAGAATCTGCACAGGCAGTTAAAACAGCAAGAACTAGCAGTCAGTTGGCCAGTACTACCCAAGGCACCTTTAGAGCAACCAAGGCCATATTCTCTCAGGCCAATTTCACCAGCACAACACAGTTGGCAGCACAGGTCAATCGTTACAAAGGTATTATTGCTAGATTAACAAGCCAGTCCTCAGTGACCTTTAGACCATATGACTTTACTAAGTTTGCAGGCCAGTTAACTAGCCAATCAACACTGGTCAGCAACTTGACTGCACAGCGTTATGCTCAGGCTACTCTAGCAGATACCACAGCAGTATTGGCAGCAACCAG